TGTAAGTCTGCTTTGCTAATACCACCACTACCACCAGTAGAACCATTAGCACCCTTCTTCGCAGTCTGAACACCGAATGTTGCTAGAACCCCAGTAAATACTGACGCGATGAAGGTTGGGTCAAGTTTTTGCTCGGGGATTCCAAGAGCAGCGGGTAGTTTGATGTATGCGAGCGTAAGTATGCCTCCAGACCACACAAGAATACCAAGACGGACAAAGGTGCTAAGAATCGCCATTTGCTCTTCGGAGTCGTCAATCTTCTCCTTGAGTTTTCCCAATGGACCCTTCTTCTTGGGTTCATCCTTCTTGATCTCCTCTGACATTAAACTAAAGCAAGTAGCTTTATTTAGCGACGAGGATAGCTCTCTTTGGGAAAATACAAATCCATAGGAAGACTGTAATGACCCATGTTCATATAGTAACAATCAAGCGTTCTCAATTCTTCAATGGGAGTCTTGTCTTCTTTAAATACACTGAACTCCATGATATTTTGACACTTTTGAACTACGGAAGTGGGAACCTGAACAGGTTTTTCAGTAATAGGACTGGTGATAAAAACTGGTGCTAGTGCAGCAATTAAAAAATTCATTTAATGTAACCCTCTTCTTTCAACCATTTTTTAGTAAGAGGTGTGGGTGGATAAATCTCCCACATCGTGCCTGTAGCACATACTTTAAGGGCATCAGCAGTCATATCAGCAGTATGTCCTGCCCAGAATGCCTCTGCTTCCCAAGGAACAGCGTGCTCTGGATAAGTATCTTCGACAACTTCTCTCCAATAACCAGGCACATCTTCTTCATTCTTGATGATTGCTAGCATACTATTTTTAATAGTACCAGCCATACAATCTTGTGCTGCATGCCATCCTTCATGACGCATCACAGCCATCAAGACATGTGGTTTTTTCATGAACCTAGTATTCAAGAAAAAGTTATTTCCTACAGTATGGTATACCCCACGATGCATAGGAGGGAAATATTTTTCATCTGCTAAAAAAACCTTAACTCCGATTGTATCAAGTGATTGGAAAATTGAGTTAAACTCAGAACTAATCCGACTAAAATCAGTGCCGGGATAGTGATCCTCAATATCTTGAAGACTGTTGATTCTTTTAACATCTTTGGTGCATTCCTGGAGTAACATACATCCCATCGCATCCATAGTGTAGTATCCTTTGGTTGGTTCTGCTACAGCAGGAGTAGCAACCAACATCGCAAGCATTACAAGAAGTTTTTTCATGTTCTAAATTGATTCATACCATTACCAGAGTTCCATCCACCAGGACCAGATTGGAAGTTTTCCGAACCACCAGGAGGATCGATGTGAAGTGTAGTCTTCTGACTCTTAGTAGCCATATTATACAGCACTTCATGGATATTGTCAGGTTCTTTCTTAGGACCAGACTCAAATTCTTCTTTTTTCTTCTGTTCTTCCATAAGTTTCACGGTTTCATATTCAATAGCTTTCTCAGACTTGATTGGTTTAGAAAACCAGGAATCTTCTGAAATTACAACTGGAGCAGGAACTGTCTTGTGCTCTTTCTTTTGTTTTACAGTACAAGCAGGTGGTTCTTCTTTAACTTTCTCTACAGGTGGAGTAAGAATTTTTTGGACTACGTTTTTAACTAGTTCTTTAAATCTCATTGCCAGTGATAGTGATAGAAGTTTCCTTTAGGATGGCACATTGGATCTTGAGAAGCGACCCGGTATCTTAACATACTCTGTCCTTTGTAGTCGGTTCGACCGTCTAGAATCTTAGACCAGTATAGCACCCTTTGCTGCCCATGGGAAGAGCTCAGACGATTAATAAGTGCTGAACTCGGAACAACATTATACCTTCTATATATGCCCTCGTATTGACCAGGTGCATGAATTACACCATAAACAGAGTTTGGAAACTTGTAAGATTTAACTCTGATTAAAACAGATGCAGCAACACAATACTCATCTTCAGTATTTAATTTTGCTTCAACTTGAACAACCTTTGCTAGATCATAATAATCTGCAGCAGTCAATGAATGTAAAAATAATAAGTCAATCATAAATCAATCTCCAATATATTCTAATGAACAAATATCATGATCTGTTATATCTGGGTCTAACCATTCAGAAAATTCACTCTGAACAGCATACGCATCATGAATATCATTTTCAGCAAGATAGTGAATACGATCAATTGCCCAATCGTAATTACTCTTCAGGGTTTTTTCCAAAGTTTCCATAATCTTTACGCATGTAGCGACCTAGAATATTGCTATTATAGTATGCTGGGTCTCCTGAGTCAAGAGCCTCAGTTAAGACATTATTGAGAAAGAGTTGTTTGGTTTCTTCGTAGTTACAAGTTCCTTTCGTTTCATGGAGACTCAAGATTTCTCTACTGAAGATCTCTCTTCCATACTTTTTAATATCTGATTTAAGTTCTTCAGAGCTTCCATAGTATTTTTTCCAGTCACTCTCAGATGTAACTCTTCGTCGTTTTTTGTTCGTACCATCAGCTCTAGGCTTTCTTCTTTGCCAGAAATACTTTCTACCGATATATTTTCTTTTGGTGACGGTATTAGTAATACAGTACACGAAACCAAAGTAATCACCGATATCGCAAGTATCGAAATCTTTGCCTCTAAAGCTCCAGGGATTTTCATAACTCATTATAGCCCATACTTAAGTATCTTATGAGCTATTATTTATCTCAACGGGGACAAACCTAGTCTACACAAAAAAAGGGGGGTCTGTCAACCCCCTGGAAATAATTCATTGTATGAATAGAATATTGATGAAAAAATTATACCCCAAAGAAATGATCCCAGAATAATTGCTATCAATTAGACTCCTTTGATTGGAAGGATAGGACCCTTTGCTTTTGCTGCAGCATTAGGAACACCAGCATCTGCTGCCTTGTTAATCTTTCCCTGTCTTCTTGCTGCGCTAGGATTGCCTCCCTTAACCTCAAAGGAAGGGGACTCAACGATGCTCTGGATGGTGTTTTGATCCATCTGCATCATGATGTAATTTGCCTCTTCTACGGTCTCTGCGTGCCCTCCAGAGAGGAGATATTCAAGCACTACATCATAGGATTCCTTTTTGATAGGTGCTGGCATTTTAAAGCTAGACTTAGAAGCACCAGCAGCTGCCATTCTCTTACCATATGCAGCAGCACCCTTCATATCACCACTCTTTCTCAGACGGTCATACTCTCTGTTGACTGCCTGCTGGTCTGTGTTGAGTTTTGATGCTACAGGGCGTGCAGCAGGTTGTGCAGCAGGTTGTGATGCTGGTGCTGCTGGTGGTGCTGCTGGTGGTGCTGGTGGTGGTGTAGGTGTTTTTACAGGGGCAGCAGCAGAACCTGATCTTGCTCCTACACCCTTAAACTGAGGGTTAGAAGGCATTCCACTACCTGAAGTACCAACACCAAAACTACCATCTCTACCACTTCCTTTATTGGCACCTGGTCTATCTGCTCTTGCTCCTACACCCTTGAACTTAGGGTTAGAAGGCATTGTTGATCCCCGAGTACCTGGATCAAGTTTTGCTGGAGCATCAGCAGTACCCAAGCTGCGAGTATGGGAGAATCCAGTTTGTGGTGTTCTTTCACCAGCTCTTACAGAAGGTTCATTAGACCTCTGTGGAGGTGGGACGATAGTCTCATATCCTTGTTTAATTCTATTACTTAAATCTTTTAATCTTTGTTGTGCTCTAGCAACTTGTTGAGAACTACCCTGAGCACTTTGCTGCCCAGACATCATACCAGCAGCAGATTCTTCTACTTCTTCAACATTATCTTCGTCGAGTTCTTTTTTACCATCCTCAGGACCTTGTGCATTGGGTCTACCATTCTTTTTCTTAGCAACAGATCTCTTAGAACCATCAGGATTTCTAAAGTCTGAAGGATAGGTTGCCTCATCAACTTCTTCAACTTCTTCTACTGGTGCTTCTTCCTGTGTTACTTCTTCTTCAGTAGCAGGAGCATACATTGCTTTGTATGCGTCATTCAATTCACGAAACTGCTTAGCACTAAAAGTCATTGCCTTTATACACTTTTTCAAGTATTTATAAAAAAAGAGGGTCCGAAGACCCTCTCTCTTAATCAGGAATATCCCCGTATGCTTCATAAGCATCATAGTCTCCGAAAAGATATGAATCTGCTTTTGCTGCATCCTTATAGGATTGTTCGTAATCATCATAATCACCAAATGCAAGGTGATCAAATGTTGCTATTTTTCTTGTACCCCAAGTGTGAGTATTCTCAGGTTCAGAGACTGAATCCTGAGAAGGTGTCTGATTTGACATCTTGTTTAATTCCTCCAACGATGTAGGACTCCACTTCTGTTTCTTGTGGTGCTACTTGGAGACCCTTAGAGGAAATCCAATGCTCTGTCCATGGAAGTGGATTGTTTTTTGCGGGGATATCAAAGATTGGTTTGAGACCAATCGCCTTCATACGGCGATTAGCAATCCATTCAACATACTGCTGTAGCAGTTTATCATTTAGACCAATCATAGATCCATCTTTGAACAGATACTCTGCCCAAAGTTTTTCTTGATTTACAGCACTCTCAAATGTTTTATAAACCCAAGGTTGTTCTTCTTGAGCAATTTTTTTCATTTCAGGATCATCACCATTCATCCAGTTTTTGAGAATGTTTTGCGTGATAACTAAATGCTGATTTTCATCTCTTGCGATGAGAGAGATGATCTTTGCACTTCCTTCCATAAGCTTGAGTTCGCCAAATGCAAAACTGCAAGCGAATGATACGTAAAAGCGAATACCCTCAAGAATATTAACGTTTGCAACTGCTCTGAAGAGTTTGCGCTTGAGTTCATAGCGTGCGTCTTTTGCGTAAGGGACTTGTTCTAATGCATGTAACCATTCATCAGAGTTTCCATACTGTTGAGCAGAATTAATAAAATCATTATATGAGTCAGTGACACTATAAGCACGTTCTAAGATACGCTCATCCTTAAGGATAGTATCAAATACATCAGCAGGATTTGAATAAACATTCTTGATAATGTAAGTGTATGAACGACTATGGATCATCTCCATAAACTCCCATACCTTCATACACGCTTCCAGTTCAGGAAGTGAGCAGTAGGGAGCAAAAGCCATACCAGGTCCACGACCCTGCACAGAGTCCAGCATGACCTGATACTTCAGATTGCTGGTAAAGATGTGCTTTTGTTCTGGACGTAGCAACTGATAGTCACTACGATCCTTCTGGAGGGAGACTTCCTCTGGTCTCCAGAAATACCCTAACTGTTGAGTTGTGAGTTTTTCGAAAATTGGATACTTGTAAGAATCATACCTTTGAACTCCTAATGGTTTTCCAAAAAACATTGGTTGTTTTTTAGTTTCTACTTCTTGCGAATTAAAAACTGTCATGGAATTTACAGATCTTTTATCATCATCGTTTGTTTTAAATTTTACAAGACTCACAATCTTCCTCCTGAGCGTTTTCTAAATCTGAAATTAAACTTTGAAGAGAATCTTTAGTCTCTTCGACTTCATCTGTTTTGAAGTCATATGTATTTTGATAATAACTAGTCTTCCAACCGTACTTATATGTAGTCAGAAGATCCTGAGCCATCACTGAGACTGGTACTTCATTGTCTGGATATTGAGTTGGGTTGTAACTCCAGTTTCCACTGATGGCTTGGTCAAAGAACTTCTGCATAACGGCAACAATGTTAATGTAGCCCACGTTGTTAGGCATATCCCAAAGAAGCGTATAGTTGTTCTTGAGGGTTTGATACTGAGGAACAATTTGCTTAAGAGGTCCTTTTTTGGACTTCTTAATGGACAAGTATCCTCTAGGCGGTTCGATTCCATTGGTTGCGTTTGACACAACGGAACTGCTCTCTGAAGGCATTTGTGCGGACAGTGTTGAGTTCCGTACCCCATATTCCAAAACCTCAGTTCTAAGGCGCTCCCAATCGTAGGTAAGCTCATTTGCAACGATTTCATCTACTTCCTTCTTGTATGTATCAATGGGTAAAATTCCATTTCCATATTTTGTTCGGCTGCTATACTCACATGCACCCTTCTCCTTTGCAAGGTTTACAGTAGCTTGGATAAGGTAGTATTGGAACGCTTCTGTGAGGTCGTGAACCAGTTTCCATGCCTCTGGATCAGCATAGTTGACCCCATTCTTAGCAAGGTAGTGTGCTAGTCCAATGTAACCGATTCCAAGGGAGCGACGGGCACGGGTTGCAATTTCTGCTGCTTTGATGGGGTATCCCTGAAAATCAATAAGTTCGTCAAGAGAGCGAACTGCAAGATCGCACAGTACATCAAGATCGTCCAGATCCCGTATCTTACCGATGTTAATAGCACTAAGAATACAAAGAGCAATTTCACCATTTGGATCGTCAATATGTTGTAGTGGTTTGGTAGGCAGGGTGATCTCTTGGCAGAGATTACTCATCTCAACCTTATCAACAAAGGAGGAGTGAGAGTTGCAGTGGTCGATGTTCATGATGTACAAACGACCAGTCTCTGCCCGTTCTTTCAGAAGATCAAGAATGAGTTCCTGAGCACCGATAGTTTTTCTTGGAACAGACTTATTTGATTCATAGTCCACATAGAGATCATCAAATGAATCAGTACCAAAAGCATCATAGAGTCCTGGAACATCATGCGGTGAGAACAAGCTAATCTCTCCATTCTGGATGAAACGCTCGTAGAAAAGTTTTGAAATCTGGATGGAGTAATCAAGTTTCCTCACGCGATTGTCTTCTGTACCCTTGTTGTTCTTGAGAACAAGGATGTCTTCTATTTCTTGGTGCCAGATTGGGAAGTGGACAGTTGCCGATCCACCTCGTATGCCATTTTGAGTGCAGCATCGGACAGTGCTCTCAAATTTTTTGAGGAATGGTACAACACCTGTGTGTTGAACTTCTCCACCTCTAATTTTACTGTTGATACCACGGATTCTGCCTGCGTTGATGCCGATTCCCGCCCGTTGTGCAACATATTTGCCGATAGCCATATCAGAACTAAAGATGCTATCGAGGGTGTCATCAACATCAACAAGAACACAGCTAGCATATTGTCGAAGTGGAGTTCTGACTCCTGCCATGATAGGTGTGGGAATGTTGATTTTGTGTCGGGAGATTGCATCATAGTACTTCTTTACGTAGTCCAGTCTTGTCTCTTTAGGATAACGTGAAAAGATAGTTGCTGCAATCAACATATACATGAACTGAGGTGTCTCATACACCTGTCCAGTGCTTCTATCTTGCACTAGATATTTATCCACAACCTGCCGCAATCCAGCATACGTAAACAAATAGTCACGATCATGATCAATGTATGATTCAAGTTTTTCAAACTCTTCATAGGTATAAAGAGTCAAGATCTCTGGATCATACACACCACGTCCAATACAACGCTCTACATGCTTGTAAATGGTGGGGAACTCATGCATACGACCAAACAGTTGCTTGCGTAGAGCAAACATCAGGAGGCGAGCCGCCACAAACTGATAATTAGGATGCTCCAAATCGATAAGGTCACTAGCACTCCTAATAAGAATCTCTTGGATTTCCTCTGTGGTGATTCCATCATAGAACTGAATACCTGATTGGATTTCTACTTGTGATGCCGACACACCAGCAAGATCTTTACATGCTTGCTCTACCATCACATGAAGTTTATTCAGGTCAAGAAGTTCATTCTTTCCATTTCTCTTGACTACTTTTGTACCGTTGCTCATATTTTTTTCCAAATGTTGAATTTAATTTTTGCTTCTAATCCACTGTAGGTATTAGATTTTAACATACTCATAACATCATGTCCAGCAAGGACCATATCATTAATATCTTTTTCTGTTATGTGACTTGGCCAGATGACGACTCTTTCGCCTCTTTCAATACAGTTTCCAATCCTTGAGACAATTTCTTTATTACGGGGTTCATTATCATAGACAAAAATAAGAAGGTCTCTTTTAAGATCACCAACTTCACCATCACTACCACACAGAGCCACACTATTGTTGATGAAAGTGCTATCGAAGGGTCCTTCGACCACATAGACAGGTAATTTTGTATTGATTTTTTCAAGTCCATATATCTTTGGTACGTCCTCCTGGAGCATAATAGTGATATATTTATTAGGTGACTTGTCGAGTGCTCTACCCTGAAAACCTATTAAATTCTTTTCCTCATCATACATTGGAATGATAATTCTAGGTTCATCTCTACCGATAGTGTCGAAAGTCTTTTTCTGAGTATTTGTCCACCATTTAAACCTGTCGGCATAGTAAAACTTATCAGGATCTATTTTTCTCTTTTCAAGATATTCTTTTGCTACTGAGTCAGTAGATGCCTTAGGAAGATCAATTGATTTCTTAAATACAGGCTTAGCAAATTCAAACTTTGGTTTTTCAACAACAAAGTTTTTTCCAGTATGTCCCTCTTTAAATTTCTCAAGAGTGTATTGCTTATGTAATACGGGGTCAAGGTGTTTTATAAATTTATTCAACGACATACTAGCACCACAATTATGGCACTTGAAGTTAGTATTATTCTTGACCGGATAAATGTATCCTCTTGTCTTGTTCTTATTCTTCTGAGAGTCGCCACAAATAGGGCAACGGAAGTTATAAAGATCTGCCTTTACCTTCTTAAATTTCTGTAGGCGTGAAGAAATCAGTCCAATATATTTGGAATCAATTAAATCCATTATAAGGGGACTTTACTGTCCTCTTATTATACCTGATGAGACTTTTGGCGTCAAGAAAGCTTGTAGCAGTTTTTGACCTGGTATACTGACCATAAACGATACTACGGTAAGTGCACCAAAGATGGTCCACATCTTTTTCTCCATCAATCTAAGTCTTTCGTCAATCTTTCTTATATCTCTTTCACAACCCTTCTTAATATCTAGTGCTTGTCTGCTTACTTCACGATGAACACTCTCTACTTTCTCAAAGAGTACAGAGTCAATTCTATCTTGCTTATCTAACTTCTCATTATGGACAGCAAGTAACTGTCCCATCTTTACTGAGTTGTCTTGCAGAGACTCTACAACTCTTTCCAATCTTTCTAAAATAGCAGAGTTTACGTTATTATCTTCCATTTTTCAGATTATCGATCCACATTTTTCTTGAACCATATCTGCCTACAGGAGTAGGTCTTCTTTTCTTTTTCTTTACAGGAGGATCATCACCAGCTTCAACTGTACCAGCAATGTGACCACTACCAACATTATTAGTAGGAGCAGCCATTCCCTCTTCTTTAAGGTTGCGTACAATAGAAATAATCTTATTGATATCCATTAGATTGCCTGCAGTTGTATAAGACACTCTTCGTCTTCTGTTATATCATGTATCTGAGTTCTAGGATATTCAGGTATTCTATTTAAGAATACAAGGAAACTTTTAATGGGAGACCACAACTCTTCTTCTAAATTGTAGAATAAAAGAGGTACAGCAGCGTCATTAAAGACATTAAATAAGACAATCAAATGATTAAGTATCAGGTGAGTTTTTAATTCACCCGAACTTTTATATCTTTTCAACAACCTTTTGATATACCTAATTCTCTTCAAATCATTCTCAAAGTCCTCCATAGTGAGGGCTTGAGGATTGTCATAGAATTTTATCGCAAACATTAAATAATTATCTTCATTTAGTTCATCAAATCTCATAATCTAACTCATATTATCAAGCGTCTGGATAGTTGGTATCGTCGTCAGCATCACCTTGGATGGTGCTTCCAGCAACAAGAACTTCTGTCTTAACTCTCAAGTTACCAGCATGATCGTTGTAAGTAGTAACTCCAACCCATCCAGCATGTGCTGGGCGGTACTGAGAATCATTACTTCTAGCAGTTTGTGTTTCGGTAACATCTACACCGAAAACGCTAGAAGTTCTGTTTGACTTAACATCAGGTGCTTGATATGCTGGGTCTTCAATCGCAGATATAGGCATCTGTGATACGAAATAACTTGCTCCAGCGATATCACTTGTTTCTGAGTGTGGAATCAAATACTGAGTAGTTGCTACAGTAGCAGCAGTATTACTAGAAACAGCAGAAATAACTGCATGTCCATAAGTAGCACCAGCGCCAACGATAATTACATCGCCAGCAGCTACCTCAAATCCAGCAGTGGCAAATGTAGTACCAGCGCCAGTGATTGCTCCAGTGGTGAGATTAATACCAATCGTTCCACCATTCGCGACTAAATCTTTATTGCCCCATAGAGCCATGTTCTTTACCTTATGAATCTTGTATGAAAATATTTATAAAAAAAAGAGACCTTAAGGTCTCCATAAAATCAATCGCGTGCCTTGATTGCTGCCGCTACAGTCTCTAACAATTTATCATCCATATCTGTTTTAGTCAACTTCACTGCTTTACCCAGAATAACCAGGCAAATGTCAATCAACTTTTCACCAAGTTCTTCGTTATCGGGAATCTTGGAAACAGAGTCCATGATAATTTTGGACGCTAAAGGAAGGAGGATAGAAAACATGATCTTAAAGCTTACTTACATTATATAGCGATTTTATTTTTCATCAATAGTCTTTCTTACAGCACCCTTCATGGGTTGATCATGTTGTATAGGTCTGCCGTATTTTTTCTTAGCAACACCCGAACCTTTAATGAAATCGGAAGGATAAGTTGCTTCCTTCATTGCATCCTTTACATTATCAGAAGTAGCAACCTTATCAAAATCTTTCTCCAACTTATCACCATCAGTCATAACAAGTGGATTCTTAAGACCAAGACCAGATCTCAACTTATTCTTGACCATTGCGCGATAAGCATAGTCTGCTCTCTTATCTCTAGACTCCTTATCCTTCTCCTCCTTTACTTCCTTTTTATCAGGGAGATCATCATGCTTAGTTGATGCAAATTTCTTTGCTTCTTTCTCACTCATACCCTTAGCAGCCTTCTCAACTTCAGGAGAAGCATCTTTCATTTCACCTTTTTTCTTAGCATAAACCATACCCATGAATTTCTGCTGTGCTTTGCTAACTGCTTTCTCAGCAATCATTTCACCATTCATCTCAGCAGAATTCATCTGAAACTTCTTACTACCACCAGGAACTGGTGGATTAATGGTAACTTTGTTCTTCTTCTTGCTTATATCAATAGTTTCCTCATCACCATTAACCTTTTCACCCTCATGAATGAATGCTTCTTTAGCCATCGCTTTACCGATTGCCTTACGACGATTCAGAAGATACTTATCAGTACCATCCTTCTTACCATCATTGTTTACATCACCATCTTCCTTACCGACAGGATCCAACTTGCCTGATCCTTTTTTCTTAGATCTTTCACCTTCATATGGAGTTCCGTACTGAGACATTTCAACCTCAGCAATATTTGGATTTGCTCTCAGTTGATTAATCTTTTCACGGGTAGCCATTCTAACATAAGACTTACCACTCTTATCCTTTACTCTTACCTGATACTTTTTATCACCAGAGCCCTTCATCTCTTCTTCATAAACCAAAGTGATTGGTTCTTCTTTTTGATAGTTTTCAACGAATACTTTAAACATAGCATTTGCTACGCTATCCGATGCACTATCTTCGATTTTAAAACTTTCAGTAGCCATGCCGCCATCCTTTCCAAATAAACTTTGCTTTACTAATGTTTTTTCTTCAGCACTCATACTGCTGTTCTGCATGTACTGAGAATATGCTTGGCGAAGAGGAATCTCTTCTCTTCTTGCACGATAACGAATATCATATACTGCCTGCTTGGCTTTCTTAGCAGGGTCACCACTTGATTGACCACCACCATCACCTTTAGCAGGAGCAGGAGCAGATCCGCCACCACCACCGCCACCAGCAGTAGGGGCAGGAGCACTAGATCCCTTATCAGCAGCACCGCCACCTGGAACTACAGGATGCTTCCTTTTGGGAAGTGCCTCTTGAATATTCCGTTTCATGAGAAATTTAATTTTCTACTTTTTTCTATATTTATTTATGAAATTGGCTCCGCTTGGTGCTTTAAACTTAATTGCTTCTTCTGCGTTCTTACGCATACCACCTGTACCGACCAACATATTTCTTTTACCAGGAAGTCTAAACTTCCTATCCATCTTAACTTCACTATATTCTGTCAGATCTTTAATCCAAGACTTAAACATTTGACCTGACTCAGTAACACAAATAAGATAGTTTGTTCCTCTACGAATAATACGACCAACAAGTCCAGTATTTAAGTTTTCAACCATCTCTCCAATATTAAAGATAGAATTGGAAATATAACTTTCTCTCAAAGTTTGGAAATCAAACTTAGGAGCAATCTCCCAAATATTCCATCCTTCCTTAACTTGCATCGCACCACGAAGAACATCAAAGAGTTCTTTTGCCTCATCCTTTTTAATATCTGGAGGAAGTCCTTGCATAAACTTATTAAGGTCTCCTTCTGCAGCAGCAAGTCTCATCCTAGAAGCAGACATACCCTCAACCCCTTTAGCATCAGGGTCTCTATCACCAGATGAAACTACTTCAATATTATCAAAGGCATATAACTGCCCATTATAATTTCCAGATAATTTATCAAATTCTTTTATCCTATCTCCACCAGCAATAATTCTAACATTGGCATATCCATCAGCCTGAGCCATCTTCAAAACATCAAAGATGGTTTTTGAATTTGGATCATTAACAATGTTTGCACCATGCTCAGGATACAGTTTTTGCATATAAGCAATCTTAGTATCTGGATCCAATGGATTCTTTTTCTTATCCTGACTGCGTGATGGGAAAATCAAATATTGTCCATCCTCATCAGCTGCAGCAGATGCAGCAGCAACATCCATCAACTGTTGATGTCCTACTGTTGGTGGATTGAATCTACCAAAAGCAACTGTAATAGTTCCTCTTGTTTTTGGAATCTGTAAAAATTCCTCAGGAGTCATATCCTCAGGTGCCTTCTCCATTGCTGGATCTTGTGCCTGTTGCTGTTGAGCAGCTGCCTGTGCTTTTACTTCTGGATCATTATATGAAGGAGATGCAACCTGCTTTTCTTTTTCAGTTTGTGCTGGATCTTTTCCACCAACCTTCTGTCTCTTATTAAAAAATTTGAGTTTTCCACCTTCCGTCTTTGCAACAAATTCTCCCTGTGGGTCATACCAACCACCATGACCATCACCAGTGAGATTTAGTCTTCGTGCCTGTTCTGCAGGTGAAGTTGCTTCTTTTAAGAATTGGAAAAAACTTTTCATCACTTAGTATTTCTTTTACTCAGTTCTTGTGTTATTGCCTTTTCATTTGCAATCGCAAACTTAAGAACACCGTGTCTTGTCTTTATATATTTATCCTTCATCAATTTTTTGTTTTCAGAATCAATCTTTTTCTGATAAAAGAAATGAATATACATCAAGAACTCTTTGAAAGTTCCAGTGAATTCACTAAGAAACTCTTTTAATACTTTGTCCATTACCAAGTGTCCCCTGACATTTTTAGCGAAGATGCTAATTGTATACTAGCATATTTGAATCTCATTTTCAGTATCCGTTGATTCGCTGCAGTAACTCCAACAGCATCGTTTCCAACTGGTGAAAATTTTATTGGTCCTTTAACCAAATATTTTGTTTTTGAATTTGAAATAGGATCATACAATGCTGCAGTGTATGGTGCTCTGGTCCCACTTCCAGTTATCTTTACATACGGAAGTTTAAGAATTTCTGGATCCTCATTCAACCATTCTGTTGCAATAAAAGTAATCTTCTGCTGCTCATTCATTTGATTTATTCTTTGCAAATATAAATCACGCATCTCATTTAAAGCTTTAGAAGAATATCCATCATAAACTTGCTTCTTTACACCAGGATTATCTTTCAAGAATTGTTTTCTAGCATCCTTCTTTTCTGGAAGAGAAAACTTTTCAATAATCATTTTAGAATATTTTTCATCAACAGATACAATATTAGTTCCTAAGTATTTGTCTATAGTTCCTATACCAGGATTCTTCATTCCTGCGCCACCACTCTTAGTGGACTTTGCAGAGATACCATAAAACTTACCAGTGGAAAGTTCCACTAAAACATCACTAGGATTTAATCGTTGATCTACTTCAAACCCAATAATAGGTTGAAACTTAAATCCAGGTCTAGCAGTCCAATAAGCACGAACTGGAGTTCCATATCTATTTCTACTAAGAAACTGTAGAAACTTATCATACATTGCTTCAGCTCTACCAAGTTGCCACTCAACTTCAGACTCACTTACATTAGCGGTTCTTTTTTCGTACTGTTGAGCAGTTACTGTATCTGGAAACTCATCATTATTAAGCAGAAATGTGAGACATATCTCATTAATATCTGCACCTAATGTATTAGCGGACATTCTTTTTTTAAATATTTATCCCCCAATACCAAATATTTGAATTGAAAGTCTAGGTTCTTTAATTTCATATGCTACTGGCGTTACCGCGTGAAATTCTTTCTTATCATTAATAACCATTGTATTTTTCTTAGGAACTAAAGCTTTGATATGATTAGTACCTTCATCTTCCTTTTCTTGATATAAAAATATTCCACCATCATCAATACCCCATTCTCCATTTAGATATATGGTAGCACCAAAAGTATATCTGGCATCATCATGCCAGTTTAATGCGGTCAATGGTTGCCATACATTAAAATGAATGCTTACACCTCCTTCTGATGGGCAGTGCTGCCTAACTTCTGTTAATATCCATTCCTGTATTTCACTATCAATTTGATTTGAAGAAAGACAACTTGCAGGAATACCTTTAACTAAGTTCCTTTCCCAAGTGAAATGGCTACCAGTCCAAACGCTAGTTTGGACCATCTCTCTCATCTTCTGTACACAGACATGATTGAGTTCATCACTTATTGCATTTTCTACAATTTTCATTGGTTATTAAGTTGTTTCTGAACAGCAATCATTTCAAGTTGAAGTTTAGCAATTCTATCATCATGATTTTTTAACCAACCATAATACATATGCTCTTCAAACTCATCTACAATTTTATGATCTACATTATATCTTTCAACTGCCCACTGTGGGGGTTCTGTTGTCTTCCAAGGATAGAGTTGATATTCTAACTCAGCAACAATACCCCACATCCAGATTTGAATTTTACGAATCATTTTAATATCCCCAACATACACCAGAATAACGTTTACCTTTAATTGCTTCTCCCACACCATGAGGGAACAAGAAGAGAGACGGGAACATAATAATATCACCCTTACCTAGGGGCACAACATAATCATCCCAGAAGAATAGTTCTGCACCTTCATAGTCATCATTCAGGTTGAGAATAAATGAGAGGACAGGAATACCTTTTTGCATACCATCAAAGAGTGACTTAATATGATCGTGGTGCTGACGCATAATCTGTCCAGGTTGATATCTATTAAATCGTACTATAGAAAATTTAGTAATTATCTGACCCGTTTTTTTAGAAGGATATGAATATTTGCGATTGTATACTACAGCTGCTTGTGTAATAATGGGTGTTAGTAAGTCTTGTATTTCATCTGTCGTTGGTTGAATATCAAGTTCCATTGTTTCTTCATATTCTACAGAATCTGAAATACCATTATACCAACCATGAGGTGTCCAAGGTCTTGTTTCAATATCTTTAATAATATATTCACATAACTCAGCAGGAATAATACCTCGCTCAACATGAATAAAGTTTTTTAGCATTGAGTCAGGGTGGTTCAAAGTTTACCTCCAACCACCCCATCATTCACAACACGACTTTGTTCTTCATCCCAACCTTCTTGTCTACCTTTAAGATAAAATCTAGTGTGGTCAATACACATTTGTTTGCTTAAAGATGTCACTAGTTTTTCTCCATTTTTCAGGGTACTCATCCACAGACCATACTTATCCTCAATATAAAAGCAATCGTCAATGTATACAATATCAGAATCACTCATCTTTTTTATTGAATCCAAATGGTACTTCTTTTTCTTTTTCGTCGAGTGCAAACTTCATTGCAACACCACCAATTGCTTCCATAACTTTTAGGATGTCTTCCGACTTAGCACCTTCACCCAGTTCTTTTGCGATATACCAATACTTAGGCCAGAATGTTTCACCTGCCTTTTGATAATCTTCAAGGGTTAGTATCTTTTTATCATCCATCTACAGCTTCCTCAATTTTTTCGTCCATCAATTTAACTACATTACGAACAACATTGATTCGTTCTGGAGCAAACTCATAACTATAGTTTTTCTGTGCTTCAAAAAGAATTTGTCTTGCTGTAGCAGCAGATAGAACATCAAGTTCAATTGTTACATTTTTTTCAGTCATTTTCCGCTAGTGTCGTAGTTCATTTCATCGTCTTCTGCCTTAAGGCGACGAATGTCGTCATGAAGGCGTTTAACTGCTTCCAGTGTTTCGGGAGTTTCTTCCCATTCCCACTCATCACCACTCTTAGTAGTAAAAGTTCGTTTACTCATCATTCTCCTTTGCAATTTCTTGATCTACTAATGTAATTAGTTTCCTTACCCTAAGGATTTGTTCATCTGCAACCCATCCAGGTTTATATGCACTGAAATGATAGAGTGCCCATCTCAAATCAATGAGTTGGTCTCGTGTTAGTTTCATCGATCGTCAGATGCACGGTTCTCTGAAAAGTATATATCAAAGGTTCCTTCAGGATAACGCTTTTCTAGTTTCTTTACGTTACGAGCAATAACATCATCAAAACTAACACCCAAAGCCATACATGCTTGAGCAACATACCACATCAGGTCACCAAGTTCAATAATCAGGTGCTCACGATTGTCATCATTCCAGGGTTTACCTTGGAAAATAACTTTCTTGATAATCTCCAGAAACTCACCACCCTCAGCGTTGATACCAACACCAGCAGTGAGAAGACGTTCAATACTAGCACCCTTTTCATCCAGTTCAACCAGACGATCAGAAAGAGCAACGAAATCAGTAGAAGCGTCAGAGGTGACGGCATCTACAAACTTTTCGTAGTTCTTGAAATCAATTTGCTTAGTCATGCTTTAAAAGGTTTTTGTGAATTGTTTTCTAATGTTTTCCAGGAACCACCAACACCACCATCCATATTTACTACGATGTCGTGAGTAGGAAGTCCAAAATGATGAGCATACTGATCATCAATAGTTGCCATATCAATCGTTCGACCCCATTCAAGTCGATTAGATCTGTAAGTTCCTTTTCTTACTTCTGCTAACCATTTAGCATCAGATTCAGAACCACAGTCGGCAATCTTATTACCGATACTATCATAAACAGAATAGTAAATCAAAACTTGAATCCTTCAAACGATTTTTTTGGTTTATCTTCATCGTTATTATACTCCTCTTCTACTCCATTGTCAAGGATATCGTGCTGTGCAGTTTGTTCACAATCATATAAACGCATCTTTGCACGGTCAATTCCTACCACAAATCTCTTATAAACATTAAGATCATTGTATCGGTTTTTCAACTGCTTCACCATGATCTGTCCAAGCTGTTCAAGTTCTTCAGTGCTAATAAGGGCAAGCATAAGATCAGCAGTAGCAGGGAGACCAAAGGACTCAGAAGTGTCAGTGAGGTCAACGTCGCTGCTACCATAACCGCTACGAGTGGTCTGGGTGGCAGATACGATAGGGACCTCGGCTTCGACAGCCATCCCTCTAAGCTCTTCTGCAATAGACTTAATATAGCTATATGAATTGATAGAACCACCCTGCTTATAACGGGAGGAAGCACATATATTAAGGTAATCAATGAAAATAATATCAGGTCTAAATGACTTCTTAAGTGCAAGTTCATTAAGAAGTGCCTTAAAGTGTCCACTATGTGCAGATGCTGTAGGATACTCTTTAATTATAAGAGTCCCCTGAGTTTTCTTTGCAAGACTTGTTACTTTGTTTTCAAACGTTGACTTAGGAAGATCAGTCAAATCCTGAATAGGAACATTCAGAAGATTAGCGTCAATTCTCTCAGCAATTTTCTCCTCAGCCATTTCAAGCGTGATGTATAATACGTTTTTGCCTTGGAGTAGCACACTGCTTGCGACATGGCACATAAACAAAGATTTACCGACGCCAGTGCCAGCAAGAGCAATATTAAGAGTTTTGTTTGGTAAGCCGCCCTTTGTAATCTTATTAAGATATTCGAGATCAAAGGGAATCCTGTCTTCCTTTCTATGGTAAGATTCATATCTTTCTTCGTAATCTTGTAGATAATCGTGTCCGATGTGATTATCAAAAGAAACTGCTAGAGCTTCAGACAGGATACTTGGAATAGCATCCCGTCCCTTTTTATCATTACCACCATCAGCAATATTAATGGATTCCATCAGTGCAAGATAAATTGCACGATCACGACACCACTTCTCAGTAGTATCTAGCAACCACTGAGCATCTACTAGTGAATTATTAAAACCACCAGTAAGTTCTCTAGTTTCTTTAATCTCAGTTTCCGTGAGATCTGTCCTATTCTCTAATTCAATACAAAGTGCTTCTGTCGTAATAGCATTACCATATTTCACAATGAACTGAGTAATCTCCTCAAAGATTACTTTTTCAGATCTTTGTTCAAAATAGTCTGGTTCAATGAATGGAATAACTTTACGAGAGTACTCTTCGTCGAAAATTAGATTTCGTAGAATTGTAGTCTCAATTCGTTCCATAAGAGAATTCGTCCTTTGCAATTTGATCTAGTTTTTGCATCACCTCAGGGGTGAAATATGAGTCAGGGTCTTTGAGGATTGCTTTAGCATAGACTTTCTTTCCGTCTATTTCATAGCGTCCAGCAACGTTTTTCCACAGACCACCGAGCTCACCGAGTTCAAGAAGACCGTAATATCGATCAAGACCACGCTCATCGTAATAAAGACGCACCGTAACATCTTTGTTCTCCTTGCTTAAACGCGACTTAGCAGTCTT